TATTGGGTTTAACCCCCAAAACCCGTACAACAGTATTGACCCTAGCCGAAACTACCCGCATTACATGGCGCAAGAGGTTGTAAACAAATTAAAGGCGGAGTTTCCAGATGTCACGATAATCGACACCACTTTGCCTAACGAACCCGCCTACGAAGGCACTGTAAAATTTGAAGAGCATTGGGCCGTAATACACGAGGTTCTAAAGAACGCAGAAGGGTTTATTGGTATAGATTCTTGCGTAAATCACTTTTCACCAAGTGCTGAAACTAAAGGTGTGGTGCTTTGGGGGTCTACAAGGTGGACTCAGTTTGGCTACGAACAAAATACAAATTTGCAATACCACATGGGTAGTGAGTGGGACGAAAGCAAATTTAAACCGCAAGACCCAAGAAATTTGCTAGTTGACCCGGAAGTTGTGGTTACCGCATACAAAAATTTATAGGCTGGAGTAACGTATGACAACTTTTACTTGGACTATCGCAACTCTCGAGTACGATCTACAGCCTTCTGATATGGACGGCGCTGTCATTGTCGCGCACTGGAGAGTGAACGCTGAAGAAACCACTGGCGAAGGAGACGATGCTGTAACCTATACTGCATCTGCTTACGGCACTTGTGGCTTCAACCCAGACCCAGAAGCACCGGGCTATGTACCCTACGCCGACCTAACCGAAGCCGAAGTTTTGGGCTGGTGTTGGACCGAAGGAGTAGACAAAGATGCTACTGAAGCAAGCCTGCAAGCTAACATTGATTTGCAGATCAACCCTGTAACCGCCGCGGGTGTTCCGTGGTAACTAACTTTTAACTAGGAAAAAATCTAATGAGTAAAGACAACAAATCTCAAATGATTACGATTGACGGCGTTGAACACGACACAGCTACATTCACTGAAGAGCAGATTGCTATGACTAATCACTGTCTCGATCTGGACAGGAAGATTAGCAACATGAACTTCCAACTTCAACAACTGCAAGTGGGGAAAGATTCTTTCTTGAAGATGCTTACTGAGTCTTTAGAAACCGCTGAGGTTGTGGAAGAATAAGGTATGAGTAGTGACGCATCTATTTTTGTTAATGGTACTGGTCAACGGCCAAGTGCAGTCTTCGGACATGTATTTCTATGACATTCATAGGTGCAACTACTTCGCGAATGCCATTGTTAGGGGGAAAGTAGAACGGACACTTAATTACGAGCCGAGAGGCGTGGCCCTTGCTGCTTATTGTTTACCACGAAGGGCAGACCCCGAGGCAGTGAGGCCGTACTAATGGACCCGTTAACCATAACAGCTTGTATATCCGGTGCCAGTAAAGCCTATAACATGATCACTAAAGCGGTTAACGCTGGTCGTGAGATAGAGGATACAGCACAGTACATAGGCAAGTTCTTCGATTCTAAAGAGAAACTTCTTGAGATAGAAAAAGAGAATCAGCATGGCCCTAAGTTCATGCGTGGCTCGTCGGTAGAAGCCCAAGCCCTAGAAATACAGATGGCAAAGCACAAGACGCAGCAGATGGAAATGAGGCTGCGAGAGATGATAGTGGTTTACGGACCGGGTGAGGCTTTCTACAACGAGATGATGAAGACTAGGCGCAGTATACGAAGACTTCGCCTTGAAGCCGCAGAGGCTAGAGCTAAACGGAAACGACTTATAATTGACGGCTCTCTTATTCTCCTAATGACGGGAGCGACAATGGGTATAATTTTTTGGATGGTTAACTTAGTAGTAGGGTAGTGCGATGGATTATCAAGTAATGTTCAACATCACAATAGCAGTAGCGGGGTTTGTTGTCGGTTGGTTAGTCAATCGCGTGTTCGCGCTACTAGACCGCATTGATGCTGACATGAAATCCATACCCATCATGTATGTAGCAAAAGAAGATTACCGTGATGACATACGAGAAGTCAAAGAGATGCTCGGTGCTATCTTTAAACGACTTGAGACCAAAGCTGACAAATAGGAGTCCGCATGAAATACATTAAAGTGATAGGCAAGTTTGTTAAATCTAAATTTATGAGCGCCACAGAAGAGCAAGCAACTGTTGTGACTATTTTCGCTGCTATTGTCGTGATTGCGTTAGCGGTTAATTAAATGCTGCCCGCACTTAGCGCCCTGATTGGGCCTGTCTCGGCTATCTTGGATAAAGTAATTCCAGATAAAGACCTGCGTGAGAAGCTGTCGCACGAGATTGCGACTATGGCCGATAAGCAGATGTCCGCTCAGATCGAGGTCAACAAGATAGAAGCCGCCCATAGGAGCCTGTTTGTAGCAGGATGGCGCCCGGCAATTGGTTGGATATGCGGATTAGCTTTACTGTACTCCACCATAGTATCTCCAATCTTAGGCATCTGGTTTATTGTCCCCGAAGTAGATACATCGCTTTTGACTACAGTGCTAATGGGTATGTTGGGCTTAGGTGCTATGCGTACTTTTGAGAAAACCAAAGGCGTTAGCAGAGAGAAGTAAATGCAAAAGCTACTTGAGATGCTCAAGCGCCATGAGGGCGTAAGGTCCCACGTTTACCTGTGTTCTGCCGGATACGAAACTATTGGGGTGGGGCGAAATATCTCGAAGTCCGGTATGGGTCTGTCAGACGATGAAGTCGACTACCTGCTAGAGAACGACATAGCCCGCGTTATTAAGGAACTTTCTTCGGAATATCCGTGGTTTAACTCACTTGATGATGTACGAAAAGATGCTATGATTGACATTAGTTTTAACCTTGGTGCCACTCGATTTCGTGGTTTCAAGCGCGCATTGGCAGCTATGGAAGTTGCCGACTATACAACCGCAGCAAAAGAGTTCCTAAATTCCAAGTGGAGTCGGGACGTTAAGGGTCGTGCTACCGAACTCTGCTACATGATTGAGACGGGTAACTACCTATAATGAGGTTAAGAAATGCCGCTTCAGAAACTACAGTTCAAGCCCGGAGTTGACCGCGAGAATACGCGCTACGCTACCGAAGGCGGTTGGTACGAGACCAACAAAGTGAGGTTCAGACGGGGTATGCCTCAAAAGATTGGCGGGTGGGTGCGCTTGTCTAACGATACTTTTCTTGGCGTCTGCCGCTCTATGCTTAACTGGGTTACTCTCCAAGGGCAGAATCTTGTTTCTGTAGGCACTAACCTCAAGTATTACATCGAGCGCGGTGGGGCTTACTACGACATTACCCCCATACGGTCCACAGTTTCTCTTACTGACCCTTTCGATACTACTAGCGGCTCTGCCGTTGTTTTGGTTACGGATACCGCGCACGGTGCCTTAGAGGGTGACTTTGTTACGTTCAGCGGGGCTACGGCTGTTGGTGGGTTAACCCTGAATAACGAGTACCAGATCAGCTTTATTAACGAAGACTCCTACAATATCACTGCTGAGACTACGGCATCCTCTACCGCTAACGGCGGGGGCACTGTTACTGCGGTATATCAAATAAACACCGGCTCTGAGATTGCTGTGCCCTTTACTGGTTGGAGTGCAGGTACTTGGGGTTCGGGTACATGGGGCTTTAGCGCCGCTACTGATTCTCCTATCCGCTTATGGAGTCAGGCTAACTTCGGTGAGGACCTGTTCTTTACTTACCGTGGCGGGGAACTTTTCTACTGGGATGCGAGCAACGGGGTGACTACCCGTGCGGTCTATGTGTCTTCGCTTGCCGGTGCGTCAGACGTTCCTGTCATAGTTAACAAGGCGTTTGTGTCAGACATATTCCGGTTTGCATTCTGCTTTGGTGCGAACGATCTGGGTACTAGCACACTAGACCCTATGCTTATCCGTTGGTCTGACCAAGAAGACGTGGCTAACTGGACGCCCGCCGCTACTAACCAAGCCGGTAGCTTGCGCCTCTCCCGAGGCAGTGAAATCATTACCGCTATCCAAGCCCGTCAGGAAATTCTGGTTTGGACTGATACCGCCCTGTACGGCATGCAGTACTTAGGCGCTCCAGAGGTTTGGGGTGCGCAGTTACTAGGTGACAACATTACCCTAGCTAGCCCCAACGCAGCGGTATACTCCGGCAACATTGCTTACTGGATGGGTACCGATAAGTTCTACATCTACGACGGTACGGTTAAGACACTGCCTTGTGCGGTTCGCAGTTATGTATTTAACGACTTTAACTTCTCTCAGTACGACCAAGTTGTGGCAGGTACTAACGAGCGGTTCGATGAGATTTGGTGGTTCTACTGCTCTGAAAACTCTACCCAGAACGACCGCTACGTGGTCTACAACTACCTGCAAAACATTTGGTACTACGGCACTCTATCGCGCAGTGCTTGGATCGACGCTGATCTGAGAGAAAACCCCATGGCGGCTACGTACAGCAACAACTTGGTCAACCACGAGATTGGCTACGACTGCCAAGAAACTGCCACGCCGTTCCCGATTACAGCTACGCTAATATCTTCTGAGTTTGACTTGGACGACGGCGATAAGTTTATGTTTGTTAAAAGAATGTTACCTGACGTAACGTTTGAAGGTTCTACGGCTGATGCCCCTGCGGCTACTATGACTCTATCTCCTATGGAGAACTCTGGTT